CGTGGACCCCGAACTGATTGACGAGATGGTGGCGGGGCTTGAAGGCTTCGAGGTGCCCGAGGAAGAGCCGGAAGCCCCGGAGATGCCGGAGATGCCCGAGGATACCACCGAGGAGTCTCGGGCCGCTGGCGTGACGAACTTCCCGAACGATGGCGACGATAAGGCTGTCTCGCTTCGGTCATCGCAATGGGCGCAGTTCCCGGTCGATGAGGCCGAGGACTTGAAGGAGAACTGGCCCGAGATTTGGCGAAAGGGTGGCAACGTCAAGGGCAACGAGCAGTTCCGCAAGCTGGCCCCAATCGCCAAGCGTGGCGGGAAGCCGGACGGACTGGCCGAGGAGAACGCCATTCGCCTCCGCGAGGCGTGGGTTGCTCGGCACCGGGGTGACTTCCAGTTGGCCGGAGTGATTGCACAGGTCAAGTGGCTTGCCGTTGGGGATCGCGGCCTCTCGCATATGCGAAAGGTTATCCGCGAGGCCAAGGCCGCGCTGGAAACGAAGTCGGCCCGCAGCCAGCCGATAACGGGCGGCGAGATGACGCCGACGATGGACCCGCAGATTGACCCCGCGCTCGACCGCAAGCGGGCTATCTGGGAGCGGGCGATGCAGGAACTCGACCGCACCGAGCAGACCTATCGGGCGACCGCCGAGGCCCTGTTCCGCGCCGAGCGGCCCAAGATGACCAAGTCCATCGCGTCCGCTGGCGACTTCGCGACTGCCCGCGCTCGGGTGCTTGACGCCTATCGCACGGGTGGCGAGATGGATGCCGCGTGGCAGGAGTCATTTACGCCGCTGGTCGCCAAGAGCTATTCGTTCGGGGCGACCGAGGTGGCTGGCAGCGGGGCCGACTTGAAGGCCGATGTGCAGGAGTCAGGCCTGACCGAGCGGTCGGTGGCGACGGTGCGCGAGGCGATCCGTAAGCGCACGGCGCGGCTGGCCGAGCTAATCGGTGACGCGACGGCACGTGAGGTGATGGCGGTGATTGAGGCGTCCGAGCGGGCTGGCCTGACCGTGACGGAGACCTCGCGACTGGTCGGCCGTGCGGTCTATGGCGAAAAGCGGGTGACCACGCGTTCGACGGCGATTGCCCGTACCGAGTCGGCTGGTGCGCTCTCGCAGGGATCGTGGGACCAAGCGAAGGAGATGGGCGACCTCTATCGCTCGAAGGAGTGGCTGGCGTTCTCCGACGCCGAGACCCGCGAGACGCATACCGCGTGTATGGCGCAGGGACGCATCGGAATCAACGATGTGTTTACCAATGGCCTGATGTATCCGCTCGATCCGAGTGGTCCGGCTGATGAAGTCATCAACTGCCGGTGCGTGTTAGCTTACTCGGATGAGCCGGTGTAGTTCCTTTTTCACCATACCAACCCACCCAACGTATGACCTCCATCGAGTTCACGAAGGACGAAGCCACCGCCCTGCTTCAGCTGCTCGACATCGCCGTCAAGTCTGGCGGTCTCAATGTGGCCGAAGTGGTGACCGCGCTGGCGCGGAAGATTGCCCCCGCCGCGCAGACCCAGCCGGATATTGCCCCCAAGGAGTAACCAATGTCGAAGCCCGTCCGCGAGAAGCTGTGGCACCTGACCGACGCGACCCTCGAGGTTCGCGCCGAATCCGACCTGCCGCCGGGAATCGCCGGACGGGTGTCTGGGGTCGCGCTGACCTATGAGGTCGTCGATTCCTACGGCACGATGTTCTCGCGCAAGTGCGCCAAGCGGTCCATCGACGGGCGCGTGGCCGCTCGGAAGGTGCCGCTGCTGATGGATCACGAGCGGACCTCCAAGGCGCACGTCGGCGTCATTACGTCAATGACCGATGCCGGAGACGCCCTCGTGATGACCGCTGACGTGTTCGACACCGCCGAGGGTCGGGCGGCGTTGGAGTACGTCAAGGCGGTGCTTGCCTCTGGTGCCTCGACGGGGTTCTCCATCGGGTTCATCCCTCGGGCCTCCGAGATGGTGACCATCGACGGCAAGCCGGTCGAGCGGTTCACCGAGATTGAGTTGCGCGAAGTGTCAATCACCCCGATGCCCGCTGTGCCGGGGGCCGAGATTGCGTCGGCCCGGAACGAGGCATCGTCCCCTGTCGAGGAGGTCGTGGCCGAGCGCACGGACACCGACCTGCTCACGCTGGCCGCTCGCGTCGCTTTGGATGCGCTTTCCGAAGCCGATCGCCACGCGGTGTTGTCCCGCTACCTGCCCGAGACGCGCTCCGAGACGGCTACCCCGGTCGCCCCTGTGGTCACCGAGACGCCCACCTCGACTGCGTCCACGGTTCGGTATGCCACGTTGGAGGAACGCGCCACGGCGGTGCGTTCGACCTTTACTCTCTGAAACAAGGAATACAAACAATGAAGTCCCCGCTGGTTTCCAAGAATCGCGCCGCGAACGAGCTTCGCGAGCAGGCGCACAAGCTCCGTGGCGAGCTGATGGACCCCTCGATGCAGTTCTCTGCCGAGGAAGTGGAGAAGCGTACGGCTGACATCCGCGCCCTTGAGATGCGGGCCGCTGCCGCCGCCGAGTTTACCGGCGACGCCGAGATCGCCCGTCAGGGTGGCGATGAGGGCCTCGTCCGCGTGGACGCTGGTGCCGATCGCGGCGAGTTTGCCGGGATGAAGGACGCGCAGGACGAGGTGCGGAAGGAGCTTGCCAAGGGCTTCAAGAACGTCGGTGCGTTCATCCGCGCCGTCGCCAAGGGTCCGGCCAACCAGAAGGAGGCCGATACCCTCCGTCGCGTTGACCTGATGACCCGCACCATCACCGGCTCGACCAACGGCGGCGAGTACCTGCTCCCGCTGACGCAGGTGCCGGAGATCTTCTCGACCTCGAACATTCAGCCGGGCCTGTTCCAGTACGCCCGCCGCTACAACGTTCCGGGCCGGTCGCTCCGCATCCCGTACCTCATTCAGGACGAGGGCACCACGGTCCTCAACCGCCCGATGGCCGGTAAGATTGCCAACGTGACCATCGTGGGCGAGGGCGAGACCAAGCCCAGCCGTGAGCCGTCGTTCGGCCAGCGCGTCCTCACGATGTACAAGTACGCCGCCATCACGGAGTTCGGTGACGAGCTTCTGGGCGACGACTTCACCGGCGAGCTTCCGTCCGAGGTCACCTCGGCGGTGGGCGGGCAGGTGGTCAATAAGATCAACGAAGACATCACTATTGACGGCACGGGGTCGTCCCAGCCGCTCGGCGCGTTCAACACGAACAACGGTGCGCTTATCAAGGTGCCCCGCGCCACGGCCTCGACGTTCACCGCTGCGGATGCGTTCAAGATGTACGAGTCGCATACGCACGGCCCGAACTCGGTCTGGATGATCAGCCGCAAGGTGCTGGCCCAGCTGTTCGCGATGCAGACCACGAATAACACGATGGTGACCTTCCTCCCGAACCTTCGGGACAAGGCCCCGGCGACCCTTCTCGGTCTCCCGGTCATCGTGTCCGACCTGCTTCCCGCGCTCGGCACCGAGGGCGATGTGGCCCTTGTCAACGGCGACTTCTACGCGATGGGCCTCCGTCAGGCCCTCACGGTCGAGTCGTCGATTCACTACAAGTTCGTCAACGACATCACCACGTACCGCTTCGTGGCTCGCGCCGGTGGCATCCCGCTCCCGACCAGCACGTACGCGTACAAGGTTGATGGTTCGGGCAACAAGGTGAACCCGCACTCGCCGTTCGTGGTGCTGGATGAGCCGGCGGCGTAAGCCTGCTGGTGAGGGTGAGGTCGTGGGGGGGACGCCCCCCACGGCTTCGTCCGTCCCGGTCACGCTGATTGCCAACTGCTACATCGGTGGCGTTCGGCGGTTTACCGGGGACGTGGTGGAAGTCGAGGCTGGGTTGGTGCCAGTCTTGAAACACAAGCGTGTGATTCACGATCCTGACAACCCGCTGCCCTCGGAGTTCGCGTGGCTCTCCCGACCGTAACCGACCTCAAGAGTTACCTCCGCATTGAGTCGAACGCGGAGAACACGCTCCTCGCCGCCCTGCTTGCTCGGGCACAGGCGCAGGTGGAGTTGTGGATTGACTGCCCCATCACGGCAGTCTCGCAGACCTACATTGACCAATGCGACAACGACGCGGACCATCCCGTCGTGTCGATGGTGTTTCCCCGTCGCCCAATCACCAACGTCAGCATTGTGGACGTGGACGGGGTGACGGTTTCGACGGACGAATATTGGGTGATGGAGTCCACCGGGGTGATTTACTCCGAGGCGACCTACAGCTTCAGCAACCCGCGCTATACCATCACCGCTGACTGCGGCCTGTCGCTGTCCCAGCACTACACGCTGTGGGAGCCGGTCATTAGCCAATGCATCCTCGATTTGGCGGCTGACCTATACCAGAAGCGGACGCCGAACGCGGCCTCGGAAACCGGCGCGGCCACGAGCATCACGTGGGACGTGTCGCGGGATACCGCCGCCCGTGTCCTCAAGACGCTGCGGGCGTTGAAGCTGCCGGTGGGTCTCTGATGTACGTCGCCCCCGGCCTCCTCGATCGCCGCATCGGGTTCTACACGCGCTCGGACGACGGGGCCGATGGGTTCCAGCGTCCGCTCTACACCAAAACTGGGGTGTATTGGGGGCGCATCGACGCCACCGCGAACGCCTTTACAGTGGCTGGTGCGCCGCAGGGCCATACGGACAGCCGCACCACGTTGATGGCGACGGTGGCCGATTACGTCCCGGTGGACCCGTTTGGCGTGGTCAAAGAGGAAGGCGCGTCGGTGATTTATTTTGTGCGAAGTGTGGTGCCGGTGCGCCAGTTGATGTGCAAGCAGTTGATGTTGGAGGAAGTGGACCCGACGGCCTATGCCGAGTTTATCGCGTCCGATCCTGACGCGGTGGCTGACGGGGTGCATCTGGTGGACGCGGCCAGCGCGTTCACAACTGGCTTTGACGAGGGATACGACTGATGGCCGAGACCCCGAAGGTTCTTTCCGCGCTGCTCGCGCAGTTGCCGGACAACACGACTGGCCTGATTAGCCCAGAGGACATCCGGGACGTGGTCGTGAGTCTGTTCCCGAGTCGCGGCCAGTTGGACCTGACCGCCTCGGCGCAGACCACGTTTGCGGCCACGAACACGTGGTACAAGCTCGCCGGTACGACCGCGCTCGATACGTCGCTCGGTCAGGACGGGTTCAGTCAGGCATCGAACAACGAACTGCGGGCGACCAAGGCTGTCAATCAGGTGTTGCTGGTCACGGCAAACGTTGAGTTGGTCTGTGGGTCCAACAACAAGACATTCGGCCTGACGTTTGCCAAGAACGGGACCGCCATTACGGGGATTCACGTCTCGGCTATCCTGTCCAACTCGAACAATGGGTATGGATTTTCGGTGACTGGCCTTATCCCGACGGCGGCAAACGATACCATTTCCGTCTATGTGCGGAACGAAACGGACACGACGGCGGTCACGGCAACCAGCCTGACGCTTTCGGCGGTGGGGTTCATTCGATGATCCACGGCCTTGATGCGCGGCAGATGTGTGGTCAGGATATTCGGTCACGTGGTGTCTGGCCGTCCGATTCGTCGCGTCTTGAGGCATTTGTG